GGTCGGATATGTCGGCGCAAACTTCTACAAGAACGCGGTGCGACTGAACGAGAACTGGATGGTCCGCATCGAGAGCGCCTGCTCGGCTCTGTGATGACACGCTAGGGCGCAAGCCCTAGCGAACCGAAAGGAATTAACCAATGCCCATCGAATCTGTACGTCAACGTGTCAACGCCATCGCGGCGCCAGGAGACCGCCAAGAGCTGGCGGCCCTGCTGGCGGCCGTGGTCGACGCCCTGCAGGCCGTAGCGGCTAAGCTGGACGCCGACGGCGGCGTCACCGACACGAACTACGCGGCCACCGTGGCCACGTTCGTCATCGACTGAAAGGAACTTCACCATGTCTGACAATCTCTCCCTCTCTTCCGGCTTTACCGCCGGTCTGTCGAGCGGCGCGTGGGCCGAAGGCACCAACGCCAACACGATCCAGAACGCTGCTGCGGTCACCTATGTGATCGACGGTCGCTTCTACAGCAAGGCGATCACTGACAACATCGCGATCAGCTACAGCGGCCCGTCGGTTTACCAGGCGGCTGCCGGCGGTATCCAGAACGTCAACGGCGGCTTCACGGGTGGCGTCAACGGCTCCACCCGGCTGTACCTGATCTGCCTGGACACGAGCGGCGCTGTGTCGATCGTCCCGGGCCAGATCGTGGACTCTGCCGAGCTGGCTGCTGGCCGCGTGGCGCTGATGTTCCCCGACGCGCCCATCGGCGTGTGCCCGGTCGCCGCTCTGCGCATCGCGCTGACGGCTGGCGTGACGTTCACTCCTGGCTCAACCGATCTGGGTGCTGCCAACGTGACGGACACGTTCATCAACCTGTCCACCGTGCCGGCCAACCCGCTGACTGCCTAAGTCGGCAGGGGGTCACCTTCGGGTGGCCCCCACCCTTGAACACCAGGAGACTTCACTATGACCAATCGCACCGTCAACAGCTACGAGCGCAACCGATCCGTTGCGTCCGAGGACGTGGACATCGTCAACCGGGTTACGCCCGCGGCCGAGGCTTCATCGCCAGGCGGGGTCGAGATCGACACCGATCGTGTCATCCGCACCGACCAGATCGACGAAGAGTCCTTCATGCGAGACGAACTCGAGGTTCACTTCAACGAGCCGGGCAACGAGAACGAGCCCAGCTTCGTCGAGGTCAACGTCAACGGCGACTACCGCATGGTGGTCCGAGGCGACACCGCCAAGCTGCGCAGGTATCACATTGCTGTACTGGCCAACGCCAAGCAGTCGCGTGTGCGCCAGCGCAAGATCGTTGCGCCAGACGGCAGCATGGGCTTCCAAGAGGAGAACGTGCTGTCTTTGACTTACCCCTTCCAGGTCATGCACGACCCGAACCCTCGGATGGGTGTGCCCTGGCTCAAGAAGCTGTTGTCTCAGCCGGTCTGATAGATGAACTACCTGCAGCTCGCGCAACGCCTGGCCGTCGAGTGCGGTGTCACTGGAGGTGGCCCCACGTCGGTCACCGGCCAGACTGGCATGTACGCCAAGCTGGTGAACTGGACCAACGACGCATGGGTCGAGATCCAGGGCATGCACGACAACTGGAACTGGATGCGCGAGCCGTTCACCTTCGAGACCGTAGCCAGCACTGGCAACTACGACCCGAACAGCGTGACCAACACGGTTACGGGCAACCCGATGACCGACCTTCGGTACTGGTGGAAGGACACCTTCCGCTGCCAGAAGAAAAGCATCGGGGTGCAGGACGAGCAGTGGCTGGTCGAGTGGGAGTACCAGGTCTTCCGCAACACCTACCGCTTCAACGTGCAGGTCAACGGCCGGCCGGTGGTCTTTGCGATCATGCCCAACGACAAAAAGGTCATGCTCGGCCAAGTCCCTGACGACATTTACCAGATCAGCGGCGAGTACCAGATTCTGCCGGTGTCTCTGGTCGCAAACACCGACACGCCGGCAGCGCCCACTCATTTGCACATGGCCATCGTCTACAAGGCCATGGAGTACTACGGCCTGTACGAGGCTGCTCCTGAGGTGCTGTCCCGCGGCACCACGCAATTCTCGAGGCTGCGCAATCAGCTTGAGCGAGAGCAGCTCCCTGAGCTGTATCTGGGGAATCCCCTGGCCTGAGTAGCACCATGGCCCAGGCTCAACTCCCTCGCGTTCAGTACGACTTGATCCGCCTCGCAGGGGGCCTGGACCAGGTCACGCCGACGCTGACCCTGCCGCCAGGCTTCGCCCGCAAGGCCGCCAACTTCGAGTGCAACGTCAGCGGCGGCTATACCCGCATCGCCGGGTACGAGAGGTTTGATGGCAGGCCCAGCCCATCGGCCGCCCTGTACAACATCTTGACTTGCACGGTCACCGGAACAATCGCGGTGGGCAACACCGTGACGGGTGCAACCTCTGCTGCGACCGGCAAGGTCATTGCGAGAAGCGGCTCCGACGTGGTCATCACTCGCCAGACGGGCACGTTTGTGGTCGGCGAGAACCTTACGGTCAGCGCAGTCGTGCAGGCATCTGTCACGTCCATTGTGGGCGTGAGTGCCGATGGTCTGATTGACGCGCAGTACCGCAACCTGGCGGCCGACGAGTACCGCTCAAGCATTCAGGCGGTGCCGGGCGCTGGCAACGTGTTGGGTGTGGCCCTGTACAAGGGTGACGTCTACGCCTGGCGCAACGTGGTGGGCAACGCCAGCGCGGCGATGTTCAAGGCCACAAGTGGCGGGTGGGCGGCAGTTGCATTGGGCTTTGAGCTTGCGTTCAATAGTGGAGCAGGCACAGCTATCGCCGAAGGAGATACGGTCACTGGGCAAACAAGCGGGGCCACGGGTGTCGTAGCCCGCGTTGTCGTTGAAAACGGCACATCGTGGTTGGGCGCAACTGGCAGGTTGATTCTTTCCAGCACCTCAGGGACGTTTGCCGCGCCGGAGCATCTTCGAGTTGCAGGAACCACTCGCGCGCACGCGGGCGGGGCGGCTACAGCGGTCACACTGGCGCCGAACGGCCGCTATGAAACTGTGGTCGGCAACTTTGGTGGTGGCGACGCAAACTATCGCCTGTATGGGTGCGACGGGGCCAACAGGGCGTTTGAGTTTGATGGGACGGTGTTCGTTCCCATCAACTCGACGATGCCCAACGACAAGCCCACGCATGTGGCCGTCCACAAGCAGCACCTGTTCTTGTCCTTCGGCGCATCTCTGCAGTTCTCTGCCTTGAGTTTGCCGTACCAGTGGGACCCCGTGCTGGGCGCTGGCGAGATCGCCATGAACGCGCCGATCACCAATCTCATCGTGCTGCCAGGCGACCAGTCCAGCGGCGCGCTGGGGGTCTACACCAGGCGCGACACGTCGGTGCTGTACGGCACGAGTGAGGCAAACTTCGCTTTGTCGACGTTCAATACTGGCACCGGTGCGGTGCCCTACACCGCGCAGAACATGGACCAGGCCTACGTCCTGGATGACAGGGGCATCATCAGCCTGGGCACGACGCTGAACTTCGGCAACTTCTTGCCGGCGTCGCTCACGATGAACCTGCGGCCGTTCTTGGAGAATCGCGTCAATTCCGCAACTGCAAGTTCTCTGAACCGCCTGAAGGGGCAATACCGCGTGTTCTTCTCCGACGGCACGGGCATCTACATGACAATGGTCAACGGCAACCTGCTGGGATCCATGCCAGTGGAGTTCTCAAACCCCGTGCTGTGTTGCGACGAAGGCGAGGATGCCAGCGGCAGTGCCGTCAGTTTCTTTGGGTCCAGCAACGGCTTTGTCTACCAGCTTGACAAGGGAACCAGCTTTGATGGCAACGCTATCTCGGCGAGTTTCAACTTGGCCTACAACTCCATCAAGTCGCCGCGGATCCTCAAGCGATTCCGCCGAGCGAGCGTGGAGATGTCTGGCGATTACTACACCGAGATTGATTTTGGCTACGATCTCGGCTATCGCAGGCAAGAGATTCCTCAGCCGCTGGACGAGAAGTACGCATCTGACCTGCGCTCAAGCTACTGGGACGAGATGATCTGGGACGGCTTCGTCTGGGACGGCTCAGACGTTTCGCCATCAGAGATTGAGGTGAGCGGAACGGCAGAGAACATCGCCATCCGAATTTCATGTTTCTCAGACATTTTTGAGCCGTTTACGGTGAACACCATCATTGTTCACTACACAATGCGCCGGGGCATCAGATGAGCAACGAATACTACGATCACACGACGTACCCGACGCCGAACTCGCCCGGGTCGTCCGCGGCCTTGCGGGCGGAGCTTGACCAGATTGAGGCGGGCTTCAACAAGCTGCCGACGCTGGCGGGTAACGGCGGGGATTTTGTGGCGGTCAACGCTGGCGGCACCGCCTTGGAGGCGTCGGCCGCGCTGTCGTTCTCGGGCGGCGCGCTTGTCGTCGCTCCCAGCTCGATAACGTGGTCGGGCAACCCGACGCACAGCGGCAACCATACCTGGTCCGGATACCACACGCTGAGCGCGGGCACGGTCAACCAGGTCCTGTTCTTGAACGGGTCCAAACAGATCTCTGGCAGCGGCGACCTGCTCTACGACGGGTCGTACCTGACCGCCACTTTCAAGAGCACGACCTTCGCCCTGAGGGACGCGACCGTCCTGACCAAGGGGGCCGCGTTCGACCTGAGCGGGATCACTGCAGGCCAGACCCGGAGCTACGCGCTGCCGGACGTTTCGGGGTCTTTGGCCACGCTCGGCAACATCTCGCAGACCTTCACCGGCACGACCCTTGTCAGCGGCACGTTCAACGCGACCGGGACGTTTGCGACGCTGGGCTCGAGCAACTCGGCGACGACCGTTGGGGTGGGCACGGGCACGACCGCGTCTGGTCAGACCAAGACAGTCAACATCGGCACTGGCGGCGCAAGCGGTTCGACCACGAACATCACGCTTGGCTCAGCCAATGCCGGCTCAACGACGAGCGTCAACATCTACTCCAACGGCACGCTGGTGGCCCAGGCCACCGGCGGCACGTTCAGCGCGGCATCTCTGGCTCTGACAGGCACTCCTACGGCCCCAACGGCCGCACCTGGCACCAATACGACCCAAGTCGCCACGACCGCGTTCGTGACAGCCGCGGCCTTCAGCAGTGCCCTGCCGGGTCAGGCTGGCAACGCAGGCAAGTTCGTCACGACGGATGGCACGAACGCAAGCTGGGCGGATGCGGTGACGCCCGCGGGGACACAGACGCTGACGAACAAGACGATGGATTACAACTCCAACACGTTCACAAATTTCCCGCCGCCGACCCCGTTCTCCAACAACACGGCACTGGCTCAGGCTCAAGCAATCGCTCTCTCATTCTGAGGACCCATCATGGCAAAGACCTTCACCGCCCCCTTCGCGCAGGCGCCCAAGACTGGCATTGCCGTCTCCACGACGGCCACTGCATCGATTGACACCACGCCAACCAATACGACTCTGTTGGTGACCGCTGGCGCTGATGGCGCTCTGGTAACCCGTCTGTGGGCCATCCCTCGGGCAACGGTGACGGCAACCACGCTGTATCTGTTTCTGTCCAAAGACGGCGGCACCACGCTGCGGTTGGTTGACACTGAGTTGATGGCGGCGCACACCGTCGCCACCACAACCGCCATCCCCGAAACCTCGTTCGGTAACTACAGCGAATCCACTCCGTTCCGCCTTGAGGCTGCTGATCGCCTGTACGTTGGTGTAGGCGTGACGCTGTCCAACGGCATCGTGTTCAAAGCTGAATTCACGGACTTCTGATATGCCGCTCGGTCTGCCTAGAAGCTCTTTGGGGAATCCGCTGGCGGAGCCTGTTACTTCTTCCCCGCCTGTTTTAGTTTCGTTCCAGCGGGTTGCTACTGCTGGAAGCGGTATCGCTACTGTGCCTACGGGCGCAAAGTGGATGCGCGTCACGGTTGTGGGTGGCGGCGGTGGTGGAGCGATTGCTGGCGGAGGCGGTGGTGGATGCGCCACTACATCAACTTTTGTAGCGGCTGCTCCAGTTGCGTACACGGTGGGGGCGGCGGGCATTGCTGCTCAAGGCGTATCGGCGACAAGCGGCGGCGCTTCTACTGCGAATTGGAGTGGTTTTGCACTTGTAGGTAATGGCGGCGCAAGGTCCATCAGCAATGCCGGAGGGGCAGGCGGAACAGCGTCTGGTGGCACATTCAACTTTACCGGCGGTGCTGGTGGAAGTGGCAACGGAGCAGGCGGCGGCGGTGCTGCTGGCCCCGGAGGTGCTGGCGGTGCGGGCAGAAATCAAGGAACCCAAGGCGATAGCGGTGCATACACAGCAAACAATGGAATGCCGGGGGGTGGCGGAGGCGGAAGTAGCGGTAGTTCTTCTCTAGGCGGCGGCGGCGGCGGTGTAGGCGCAGCGGGTGGTGGTCAGGGTACGCCTACTTTTTTGGGTGGAAACGGCGGACTTTCTGGAACTTGGGGCTCCTTTGGGGCTTCAACTATAAGCGTCGGCCAAGGTACTGGCGGACAACTTGGCGGCGGCGGGGCTGGGGACTCAAGCAACGAAGGCTCCACAGGCGGCGTCGGCGGCGTAGTAATTGAGTGGTACGCATAAGGAGCACTCCATGATAAAAATCCAAAACTCCACAGCCTCCCGCGACCCTCTGCCGTCCTTCCTACAGGGCCTCGCCCCCGAGTCTCTGGCCGACCTGTCATGGACCGATCCCGCGCTCGGCGTGCAGGACTGCGCGTGGTGGCCCGAGGAAGAAGCCTCGCCCGCGCTCGGCCAGCATCAGCGGTACGGCGATGAAACGCTGACGCCTGACGCCCAGCGCAAGGTGGTGGTGGTGACCCGCTCCGTGGTGCCGTGGAGTGCGGAGGAAATCGCCCAGGCGCAGGCCGAGCAAGCGGCCCGGCTGCAAGCCGGAATCGTTCAGGCCACACAAGACCGCCTGGACGCCTTCGCCCGCACGCGCCAATACGACGACATCAAGAGCGCAAGCGGCTACGCCGGGTGCTCGGTGCCAAAGTTCGACATCGAGGGCACCTACTGCCGCGATGCGCGGGCCGAAACCTGGGAGGCGCTGTACGTCATGCTGGCCGAGGTGCAGGCCGGCACGCGGCCGATGCCCACGGGCTTCGCGGACATCGAGGCCGAGCTGCCTCCGCTGGTCTGGCCCAACTAATCAGTAACTGAAAGCAAGCCATGGTCAGTGATGTATACAGCGAAGACCTTCGTCGACTGGAAACGAAAGTGGACAAGCTGACCGATGCGGTGCAGCGTCTCATCCTTATCGAAGAGCGCCAGTCGAGCCAGGGCGAGCGGATCGGCAAGTGCGAGGCCAACATCGCGGTGCATGACCAGGCGATCCACAAGACCGACCGCAAGGTAGATCAGTGGGTCAACCGCGGCATCGGCGTCTGGGTCGCGGCCACCTTGCTGTTCGCGATGGTCCAGTTCGGATTTAAGTTCCTGGATCGATGATGGCTTGGTCAGATGTACTGAAGGCGATCATCCCGATCGTGGTGGCAGCGCTGGCCTGGCTGCTTGGGCAGGTGAACTCTTTCTCTGAACGGCTGACCAAGATCGAAGGCTCCATGCCTGCGCTTATCACGGCCCAAGGTGTGCCCACCGACAGTCCCCTATCTGCTGAGAAGCGTGCCATCCTCAAAGAGCAACTGATGGCGCACATCAACGAGCTTCAGGTCAAGGTTAGGCTGCTCGAGGAGCGCGAAAGAATGGCGAAAGGAGCTAAGTGATGCTTGAGTCCCTACTTGGCGGCGTGTTCGGCGGCGTGCTCCGCCTGGCGCCTGAGCTGTTCAAGCTCTTCGACAAGAAGAACGAACGCGCGCACGAGTTGCGCATGGTCGAGGCGGAGATGGAGTTCGCCAAGGTGCGCGGCGAAATCGCCATGCGCCAGGCTGATGTCCAGCTTCAGACCGCTGAGCTAGACGCCATGACGCAGGCGTTCAAGGAGCAGTCTGAGACCGCCAAGAATGCCGGCTGGTTTGTCTCCGCCATCTCGGCGCTGGTGCGGCCCACGGTGACCTATCTGTTCTTGGCACTGTACGCTGCCGTGAAAGTGGCAGCCTACCTCATCGCCATTGAGCAGGGCGGCAACTGGAAGGACGTGCTGACCTCGATGTGGGGTAGCGACGACCTGGCCGTCTTCAACATGATCATCAGCTTCTGGTTCGTTGGCCGTGTCTACGAGCGCAGTCGATGAGGCCGTCGAGGTGGCTGCCGCCCTGTGCCGGCCGTTCGAGGGGCTGAGGCTTCAGCCCTACATCTGCCCGGCCGGCTACCCCACCATCGGCTACGGAACGGTCTGGAAGCCTGACGGCAGCAAGGTGACGATGGAGCACCCGCCGATCAGCAAGGAGACCGCTGAGGAGTGGCTGGTGCACGAGTTGAGGCACAACTACCTGGCTGGTGTTTTGAAGGCCTCTCCGGGCCTTCTGGCGCGTCCGCGTGCGCTCGGCGCCCTGACGGACTTCGCCTACAACCTCGGGGTGGCCAGATACCGGGCCAGCACGCTGCGCAAGCGCGTGGATGCCGGCGACTGGGAAGACGCTAAGGAGCAGCTCATGCTCTGGACCAGGGGCGGCGGAAAAGTTCTTCCTGGGCTGGTCCGGCGTCGTCAGGCCGAGGCTGCCCTGCTGTAACACAGGGGGGTATCACAATGCTGTCTTTCCCCATACAATCTCCCGCGGGTCATTGCGTCTGCAGTGATCGCACTGGCTCGCCTCGGCGGGCCATTTTCGTTTGAGGGCTTTTCATGGCAACCACGGTCACCAACAACCCCTACGACACTCAGCAGCCGTCCGGCTCAGGCAATGGGATTGTCGGCGGTGCCATGGGCAACTCCAACGCCGGGCAGTCCGCTGCGACGACGCCCGCTGCCGCAGCCGCTGCTCCGATGACGCAGGCCGCCCAGTTCCAGGCGCAGCAGCGCGAGGTGAGCCGCCCGTCCGAGACCGCGGCCGGCCAGGTGGAGTCTTTGCTGGCGAAGGACAATCCGCTGATGCAGCGGGCCCGCACGCTGGCGCTGCAGAACATGAACCAGCGCGGCCTGGTCAACAGCTCCATGTCGCAGGGCGCTGGCGTGGCGGCCATGATCGACCGCATCACGCCGATCGCGCAGCAGGACGCGCAGACCTACTCCAACCGCGCTTTGGCAAACCAGGAGGCCATCAACCAGGCCGGCATGTTCAACGCCGGTGAACAGAACAAGTTCGGCCTGCAGACGGGGCAGCAGGCGTTCACGTCTCGCGAAAGCGCGCTTGATCGCCAACAGCAGTCAATCCTTCTGAAGGTTCAGCAGGAATTCACTGGTGCACAAAACAATCTTGACAGGGCTCAGCAGCGCTTCCTGCAAGATCAAAGCATTGCCGCTCAGAAGGACCTGCAGGATGCGCAGCAAAGGTTCCAGGCAGCAGAGAACAATCTGGACCGGCAACAGCAGATGATGGTCTTGAGCGCGCAGCAATCGTTCCAGAGCAGCCAGTCTGGGATGGATCGATCATTGCAGCGTGAGCTGCAGACGTCGCAGCAACAGTTCACAGGCGCAGAGAACTTGGCAGGTCGCACGTTTGAGGCCCAGCAGCGCGGCCTTGATCGAACCCAGCAAGTGACCCTAGCTCAAGCTGCGCAGGACTTCCAAGCCTCCCAAGCCGAGAAGGACCGCGCCCAGCAGATCATGCTGGCCGACAAAAGCATTACGGCTACGGCTGCCATGGAGAAGGCCCGGCAAGAGTTCCAACGGGGCGAGTCTGCGCTCGACCGCAATCAGCAGGCAAACCTGGCCTCGGCAGCCCAGACTTTCCAAGCTACCCAGAACGAGAAAGACCGTGCTCAGCAGATCATGCTGACCGACAAGAACATCTCGGCGCAGCAGGCACTTGAGCAGTCACGTCAAGAGTTTCAGCGTGGTGAGGGGATCATCGCTCGCCAGTTTGAAGCCGGCCAACGTCAGCTCGACCGCGATCAGCAGTCCTCACTTGCGCAAGCGGCGCAAACCTTCCAGGCCACTCAGAACGAAAAGGATCGAGCTCAGCAAATTATGCTGACCGACCGCAACATCTCGGCGCAACAAGCACTTGAGACGGCGCGGCAAGAGTTCCAGCGAACCGAGAACGTCGCCGGCCGGACCTTTGAATCTGGCGAGCGTGCGCTGGACCGCACGCAGCAAGCGAACCTGGCATCGGCAGCCCAGACCTTCCAGGCCTCCCAGGCCGAGAAAGACCGGGCCCAGCAGATCATGCTGACCGACCGCAACATCACCGCCCAGCAGGCGCTTGAAACTGCGCGACAGAGCTTCCAGCGCGGCGAGTCTGCGCTCGACCGCGCTCAGCAGCAGACTCTGGAAACTGCGCGACAGAGCTTCCAGACCACGCAGGCCAACCTCGATCGCACGCACCAGGAGTCGATGACCAGGCTGGCCAACAACCTGTCGACGGCTCAGGTTCCCGGCACCTTCGCAGCCAACGTCACGTCCAGCACCAGCTCGACGATCAACGCCATCATGGCCGATGGGAACCTGACGCCTGAGGCAAAGGACGCCGCGATCAACAACGTGATCGCCAACGCCAACAGCACGTTGCAGTGGGGCTCGACGTTCTACAACACGCCCATGACTGGCTTCGCCCGCACGGGGACTGGGTCCACGATCACGCCGGGTGCCAACGTCGCCGGGCTGAAGGCTGCCATCCAGTCTGGCGCAAGCAACGCAGACGCAGGGACTGCGGCAGGTATTGCCTACGCCCGTCAGATGGGCTTGACTCCTGACCAGACAGTTGCGCTGTGGAACCAGGCCATGGGCACCAACTTCACCCGGGCCGACTACGACAGGGTTACGGGCGGGACTACGGGCGGTGGCACAGGGGGTGGTGCAGGCGGCGGCGCGGGGGGTGGTGGTTACCCTGATGGCCAAGCAAGAGCGCAGGTGCAAGACCAGTGGGGTCGCAGCCCAGGCAATCCTGATTACGGCAAGCCGCCCAGCGGCAGCACAGGCGGTGGTAGCACTGGAGGCGGCATCGTCGGTGGCGCGATGCAGCGCGATGCCTGGGGGCGCGAGCCTGGGGATCCGATGTACGGCGTTGACCCGACCAACATTTCCACCGACGGCGGCGGCGCCTCAGGATGATCATGCTGGTCCGCAAGGCCACCTACCGCGACATCACCGCGATTGTGGACATCGCGGTGGAGTCCGTCATGCGCGATCCCCTGCCGGTCACTGTGGACCGCGAGGCGATGCGCGAGATGGCCATGCAGTGCTTGAACCCGGCGCACTTCATGTGGGTGGGCGAAGACGAGTCGGGCAACGTGGTGGCCGCGGTGGCGGCGATGACGCAGAAGTCGTTCTGGTATCGAGGCCTGCAGTGCTCGGTGCTGCTGTACTACACGCGCAAGCCTGGCGCTGGCGCGGCCCTGCTGCGCGAGTTCGCCAAGTGGGTGAAGTCGCGATCGGGCATCAAGGTGGCGGTGCTGGAGCTTGAGCCCAATGTCGACCTGCGGCTGACGCGCTTTCTCAAGCGCCTGGGATTCGGTCGCAAGTCGATCAACATGACGTATGTGAGGAGTTCACTGTGAGCAAAGTTGTCAAGGGTATCGGGCGGGCCGTCAGCAAGGTCGTCAAAGGCGTGACCAACGTCGTGAAGAAAGTGGCCAAGTCAAAGCTGGGCAAGGTGTTACTCACTGCGGCGGCCGTCTACTTCGGTGGTGCTGCTCTGATGGGAGGACTCAACACCATCGGCACCAGTACATCGTTTCTGTCTGGAATGGGGTCGGGGCTAAGTAGTGCGGCAACAGGAATTGGCAATGCGTTTACCGCGCTTACGAAAGGCAGTTTCAGCGGCGCCGGAACTGCGCTATCTGAAGGTTTCATGGGAACGGCCGGATCGTCGGCCCCGGCGGCGCTTGCAACTCCGGCCGCAACTCCCGGCATGTCCATGGCTCCGCAATCAATCGTGTCCCCAGCGCAGGCTGCGATCACGCAGGCCACTGGTGGCGCCCCCATGTCTATGGCGGCGCCTGCCGGCATGACCCCGGCAGCAGCCGGCGCCAGCAAGGGCTTCATCGCCAGCGCCATGGCCAGCCCTTACTTTGCGCCGGCTGTAGTCACGTCCGGCGCGCAGCTCGTCGGCGGCCTGATCCAGGGCGTAGGCATGCAGAAGGCCCAGAATGATCAAGCGAAGCAGACGGCTCAGCAAAAGGCCGACTGGAACAGCAACATCGCCAACTTCCGCTACGCCTGAAAGGAACGACCATGGCAGGACTGATCAAAGACCAGATGGCGCCGTCGTCGGACGTGGACGACGCCATGCAGCAACCGCCCGTCACCACGCCAGCTTCAGGGCCGCAGGAAATGAATGCCCAGCAGCAGGGCCAGGAGCCCGCTGGTGAGGGCGTTGACCCTGAGTCGGACCCTGGGTATCAGCAGGCCGCTCAGTTCGCCATGGAGGCCTTGTACAAGAACAAGGCAGCCAAGGACATTGCCAAGGCACTCAAGACTGCGCGTGACCCGGTGGAGGCGCTGGCAAACACTGCCTACGAGATCATCACCATCATCGACGAGCGCAGCGACGGCGCGGTTCCTGACGAGATGCTGGCTGCCTTCGCGACCTTCGTGCTCGAGGAGGTGGCTGAGATCGCCGAGGCGGCCAACGTCCCTCTGCAGCCGTCCGACGTGGCGATGGCCCTGAAGCAGATGATCCTGCGCTTCCTGGGAGAGCAGGGCGTGGACACGACGCAACTGCAGCAGGCCATGGACCAGGTCGACCCTGAGGAGTTCAACCGCATGGCGGCCGGCGAGGAGCAGGCGCCGGAGGAGATGCCAGCATGAGCGGACTGATCTGGGCCGGGATCGGCAAAGGCATCGCAGATGCCGGGACCACCTTTGGCAGCTACATGCTGAAGGACATCGAGGACCAGCGCAGGCGCGAGGACGAGGAGCGGCGCGAGGCCAACGCCATCAAGCGGGCCGAAGAAGCCACGCGCATCAAAGAAGAGAGCGACGCCAGGAAAGCTGAAGAGCTCAAGCAGCGCGTGAGCAAAGAGACTGCGCAGGCTCAGCAGCGCGCCACCGAGATCGGGGCCGAGCGCGCTGGTCGCCGGGGCGCTCAGCTCGAAGCAGATGCCGCGGCCGCCTCGACCAAGCTCGGCGAGCTTGCGGCTATGGCCGGAGAGCCAATCAACACGTTTGGCAAAGAGCAGGTGCTCGAACAGATTCGCAAGGATCCAGCATTGCGTGAGAGCTTTCGCAAGCAGGGCTTGATTCAGGGCGCCGCCGAGCCGACCAGGGATGCGCGACTCGAGCGAGCCGAAGATCTTCTTCGGGCCGCCCGCGAGATCGGTGCGCACTCGTCTGTGCTGGATGCGTACACGAAAGATCGCGCCGACACTCTTCGCGAGATCGCTGAGGAGAACAAGGAAACGCAGCGAAAGGCCGAGCTGGCGGCCACCAATCGCAAGGTGGACTTGATCGAAGAAGGGAATAGGCAGCGCGCAGCAGAAGGTAGCCGCCGAGGAGATCAGACCGATCGCCGCCTGAGCATCATGGAGGCAGATGCGCGCACCCGTGAAAGACGGGCTGAGCGCTCGGCAAGCCCGTCGGACCCGAACAAGAAACCGGCAACAACTGCGGACATTCAGCGTCAGATCAACGCCAGCAAGGACGACATCGCGCTGACTCTCGGAGTCACCAAGAACGAGGTCAACGCCTCGCTTGCATCTTTGCGCAAGCGTGCCGATGCTGGTGACGCAAAGGCCAAGACAAGGCTTGAAGAGATCCAGCCGTTCCTGAACGAGCTGACGGAACTGAATGCGGCGATGAAGCAGTTCAAGCGCCCTGCTGGTGCAGAATCGGCCAACGCTCCCGCGGCGGCCCCAGCGGCCCCGGCTCCCTCTGATGCCAAGAGTCCGCCGCAGATCGCCCAAGTGCAGGGCGCTCCTGCAGGCTCCTCGATCGGCGCGCTCGTGTCGGGTCGTGGCTGGGAGGTCAAGGATAAGAGCGGCAAGGTCATCGGCTACGTCGGAAAGTAAGCATGCGATTCGTACCCATCTCCGAGTTCGAGAAGGAAGAGCAAAAGGCCTTCCGCTTTATCCCGATTGAGGAGGTGGAGTCCGCCAGTACGACGGACTACTCCGACATGGCGACAGCCATGCAGGGCGCGCCTACCGGCGGGCCGCTGATTCGCAGCGTGATGGATCAGCCTGGCGAAGTGCCTCGCACGCCCGGGTTCGACCCGATGCTGAACCAGGACTATGTGGCCAGCGTTCGGCGCGACATCATCGGCAAGGCCGCGCCTGAAGATCGCATGCGCCTGTTGACTACCCTGGCCGACAATCGCACAGATGTGCTGGGCCGGGCGGCGCGTCAGATCCTGTCTGAGGCGCAGGCAGAAAACAAGCGCATCAGCTTGGACCAGGAGGGGCGAGCTCAAAGATTGCTGGATGCTCCGCGTGGACCCGGCAATGTCCCGCCGCCCAGGCTTGGTGCCGGCGCAGCTTCGCCCGTCTCAATTCCTGATGTCACTCCTGGCTTTGGCGACATCATGGATGGCCGCTCAGCCAAGCAGATTGCAGAGCGCCGCATGCTGGCGCAGGGCGTGCGTGTCGTCGATGAAGGCATGCGCGTAGACGAGATCAGTGGCGCTACCAGCCGAATGGCTGAAGCCGAAGGGCGCCGCAAGTTTGCCGAAGAGAATCCGCTGCTGGGCTCCATTGCCGCCGGCTCCGCGGGCTTGATCAGCGGCGTGATTAACATTCCCTCGGTCGCCGCAGACGCCTTCAACAAGACCGCCATCAACCCAGTGCTTCGCGCATTGGGAATGCAGGATCTTCCGCCCGTGTCTACGGCATTTGGCACCGAGTACCTGGCCAAGTCTGCCAGCGACTTCATGCCAAAGGTTGGCAAACAGGAGATGGACGAGGCCATTGCGCGCCAAGAGTTCGCGCCTTGGCTGATGTCGAAGCTCGCCGCCAACTCGCCGCAGATCGCGCAGTCTCTGCTGGCCGCGTTCGCTCCTCCGCTGCGCGCGGTGCTGCTGCCAGGCATGGCAGGCACGGCGGCTGGCCAGAGCTTCGCTCAAGGCGACGACTCTCGCGTGGCGCTCGCCAAGGGTGCGGTGGAGTATGTATCCGAGAAGCTGCCGCTTGGTGTGTTCGACAAAGTCGGCGACGTGCTCAAGGGGATGTCTCCGGCCAAGGCCAACACGGTGTTGGCGGTGGCTGGTCAGCGCGCTCTGCAGGCCGGAGGTGCAATCACTGCCAACGGGCTGACCAACGCGATCGAGGAAGTGGCTGCACAGTTCGGCGGCAACGTGCTCGACAAGTACTTCCAAGGCAAGGACATTGAGCTGACCAAGGGCCTGGCCGAAGCCGGAGTTGTTGGCGGCGTGACGGGCAAGCTAATGAGCGCGCCCCAGGTTGCCGCCGCGGCGACCGGCTACTACGAGCCTGGGCGCCAGATTGCGCGGGAGATCGACTCGGTGGGGCGTGCGTTTGAGAACCTCGGGCCAGAGGCATCTCGAGCTATCAGCATTGACATGCTGCGCACGGAAGCCGGCACTTCCAACCTGATCTCGCCCGCGGCGACGGTCAGGAATTTCACCCCGCCCGACTCGCCGACCAAGCAGGCTGGCCTGGTGGACATCGAGGTGCCGCTGCCGAACGCGGCTCCTATCCTGCCCGAGATCAACCCGTCGACCGAGGAGCAGTTCGGTCTGGATAAGCTGCGCATGGGAGGCGCGAATGTCGGCACAACAGGCGTACCTGGAGGACTGGCTGGAGCAGGGGGTGAGGCAGGGGGCGGTATCTCTGGCGGAGGCCTGGGAGCTGCAGGACCTGGCGATGCAGGTGCCCCCGGGCTCGGAGGCGGAATTGCCCCAATTCCTGGAGTCAATGATCGACAGGCTGTACCTGCTGGAGGTGCGGCCGGCCAACAGCCTGCCGGCGTAGCCGTAGGCGGTGAACCTCTGACGTGGACTGGCCGCGCAAAGACTGGCTATGCAAACGAGCAGGATGCTCAGCAGGCGATGGCCACTGCCAGCACGGTCATCGACACCAGGCAGACTCACGACTGGCGCGTCGAGCCCATGGGCAATGGGCGCTTTCAGATTGTCGGATACCAAAAGGAGACCAACCTTGGCACGCAAACCACTCAAGCCCAGCAAGGCCAAACGCAAGGAGCAGCACCAGCAGGCCAAATGGCAGGTGCCGCACAAGGCGGCACAGGTGGCATCCCAGCAGCAACCGGCACGCCGGTTGAACTGTCTGATACTGAACGTGCCGGACTGAAGCTCGCGCCGACGGCGCCGCTGCGAGAGCTGAGCTCGCTCAACAAGCAGCTCGACCAGCAGCTCGGCGTCACGTTCTCGCCGGTCAAGTCGACCGACCTGAACGACTCGCAGCGCCTGGCCAGTGCGGTGGCGCGCCTGATGGGCAAGACCCTGACGGTAGTCCACCAGGAGACCGGTGCAGGCGCGCTGCCCAACGGCATGATCAACACCGTCGGCGGCAAGCACCTGTTTGTCGCCGACGATGCGGACGATGCCCCCCTGGCCATCACGGTGCACGAGGCCTACCACGGCCTGCCGGAGGCTCAGCGCAAGAGCCTGAACACCGCGCTGCTGGATCTGTTCCGCCAGGACCGCAAGGACAAGTTCCTCGACGAGTTCAGCTACACGCCCGACAAGTTTGAGGAAGAAGCCCCCGCCATGATGGTGCAGGCCATCAGCAAGCGCGAGGACTTCTGGCAAGAGCTGCGCACGAAGATGGGCAACAAGGAGTTCGGCGAGGTGGCCAAGACCATCATCGCCAAGCTCGGCGACATCATCACCGGCGCAAAGAAGCAGTACGGCGAGGACTTCGTCAACAAGTACATCTCCGACGTAGCGAAGGCTCGCGACCTGCTGACGACGGCCTACTCCGATGCGATGAAAGCGCAGGGCCTGCAGCCCGACGTGCAGCTCGAGGGCATGACCATGGCGTCCGAGCGCTCGCGCATCGGCATGGACTTCAAGGACGTCGTCAAGCGCACGCCCGAGCTCCAGGCTGCAGCCGAGAGGGTCAAGGCCGGCGAGATGACGGCGGCCGAGTACGACAAGCTGGTCGATGAGTACAAGCCTGTCGAGCCCTACACCTCGGTGCCGCAGCCGGCTGCCGACGCAGACATCAGGACAGCGCTGACCAGCGACAAGGTCGACCGCATCGGTGTGCCGTCGAAGACTCTCAAGGCCGGCGAACCTGTGGGCCTGCGCCTGGACATCCCGGCCTACTCCAACCACGGCACCTGGGTGGTGTCTGTGCACCAGCAAGAGTCGGGCTACAACGCCGGCAAGTCGATCGGCTATGAGCCGGTCGCAGCAGCCACTAACGTCACCTTTGGGGTCGTGGAGAAGGCCGCGCTGAACATCGCTGGCGGCAAGCCTAAGGCGACGATCGCCGTCATCAAGGGCGGATGGAAGCCCACGACTGCGGCCGAGGCAAAGCTCAAGGCCGACCAGGCGCTGAAGTCCAAGGACTGGGTGCAGGTCGGCATGGACCCCGAGCGGCACAGCTACTTCTACGACCGCTCTAGCATGGAGCCGGTGGTGTCTGCCGACGAGGTCATCCAGATCGGTCCCCTGGTGCTGGCAAAGAACCCGACCTACGGACAGAAGTCCGAGTTCATGTTCAGCAATCGGGTGGTCCCGAAGGCCATCGAGTACCAGCCCAAGCGCGACAACTTCGCTGCGCCGAAGACCTCAGAGTTCCTGCCGACGGAGCTGGTCGAGCGCGCCCGCGGGTACATCACCCAGTTCAAGGCCGAGGCTGCACCCGTTCAGATCTCTGGCGCCGATCGCGTGAAGGCCGAGGGCCTGCTGCGCCCGCGCATGCAGGCTGCGCAGGAGGCCAAGCTCGACTACGACCAGACGATCCTGGACATCGCCGAGCGCACTGGTGCGCTGGGTCAGATGCTGGCGCCTCTCAAGAAAATCAAGCGCGCCGCCGAGAAGCTGGCCGTTGAAGAGAAATTCAACGTCGACAACATCAAGGACCTGCTGCGCTCGACGATCGTGGTCGACAGCTACGCTGACGCGCCGGCCGTGGTCGAAGAGATCCGCAGGGAGTTCGAGGTCGTGCGCGTCAAGAATCGCACCGACGTCGAGATGGCGGGCGACGACGTCGACAACAAGGGATTCCTGCCGTCAGGTTACGGCGACGTCTTGGTCAATGTCCGCATGCCCAACGGCACGTTGGCAGAGATTCAGGTCAACGTGCCCGAGATGCTCGCCGCCAAGGGCGAGGAAGGGCACGAGCTGTACGAGATCGAGCGCGATCAGCCCGAGGGCTCTGACGTCCGCCGGGCGGTTGTCGAGGCCCAGTCAGAGTACTACCGCGAGGCGGCAGCGGCAGCAGCGCGCAGGAAGTACGCCTCGTCGGAAGGGGCGCCGGAGCGGGGGAGCGCGTCGCGCTCGAGCAGCTCGCCGGTCGCGTCGTCGAGCTTGAACACGCGGCCGTCGGGGAACTTGACCCAGTCGTCGCCGGAGAACGAGGCAACGAACTCGCAGCCGGCCGGGAAGGAAGAGGGGACTTTCATAGGATCTCCTGACGAGTCGAGTGTATCACAACCCTTATATGCATCCAACAAGGCGAAGACGGCCGGCAGCTACACCTACACCACCGACAGCAAGGGTCGGATCACGGTGTCGGGAGACGTCGCCCGCATTCGTTTCCTGACCAGGAAGTTGGCCAATGGGATTGTGAACGATCGGGGTGTGCGGTTCAACGCGGAGGACGTGGCCAAGGTGCTGAAGGCGCTCAAGGCCGAGCCCAAGACCGACGCCTCGATCTCTTCAGACATCGCTGGCAAGCTGTCTCTGACGCCACAGGAGCTCGCGTCGACCTCCCTTGAGTACCAGACTGGCCTGCCCAAGGATCGCGCCTTTGTGGCCCCTCTGCAGGGCGGCATACCCGAGGCAGTAAGGTTCCTTGAGGACCGGCGTCGTGCGTCCGGCCTACGCTTGCTGGACATCTCGAACCTGCAGGACCAGAACACCCTGGCCAAGCTGATTGCGGCCGAGACGCTGGCGGCCATCCGCTCCAGTGGCAACGCGCTTGAGTGGTACGACGAGACGATCGCCAAGACCCTGGCCATGGCAGCGGTGAAGTACCCCGAGCTGGCCAGCGACGTCAACGCGCAGATGGTGTTCCGCCTGGCCATGGCCATCACGTCTCAGGGTCTGAACGTCGAGAACAACCTCAAGTTCACGATGCGCCAGTACGACGCCTTCCGTCGCACCGGCAGCTACCCGGAGATCGGGGAGGGCGATTCCTCCCAGGCCATGATCGGCAACTTCAAGCTGGCCAATGAGCTGATGGCCGAGATGGGGCAGGACACGTTCCGCCGCTTCTTGGTGACGCCGTTCACGATCGGCGAGCTCAACTCGGCGGGATTCGATCCTGGCGGTGAGCGGGTCGACGAGATGGTGCTGGGGTCGTCGGTGTTCGGGCCCAAGATCGGCTTCGGCTTCTACTCCAACCTGAACGGCAACTTCGAGCCGGTCACCATGGACATGTGGTTCATGCGTACCATCGGCCGGCTTACCGGGAGCCTGCGCACGTTCGATGCCGAAAGGTTCGGCGGCCAGCTTGAGCGGTTCCGCAAGTCGTTTGACGAGCGCGGCTCGGATGGCGTGTTTGCTGATCGCTTCGACGCGGCTCTGATCGAGCGTGCGCGCACTGACCAGGATGCTGCGATCGAGCTGGCCCGCCAGGTCAAGAAGGCGCACGAGCGGGACTTCAAGGAGAACCGCGCAGCGTTCGACGCGAAGACGCGCAAGAAGTCGGGCCTGGTGCTGGCGGCCGATACCATGGTCCAGTCCATCGACAAGCCCAGGGACGTGCCCGCCAGCGGCACCGAGCGCCGTCAACTGCGCGAGGTGGTGCGCAAGGCGGTGGCCGAGGTCGAGCGCGTCTATGGCCAGCGCATCCCACCTGCGGCTATGCAGGCCCTGATTTGGTATCCTGAGCAAGAGCTCTACAAGGCTCTGGGCGTGAAGCTCAGCGTGACCAGTCAGGACTACGCTGGCGCTACTGAGAAGGTCCTGAAGGAAGAGGGATACGATGACAAACGACTCCGCGCTGCAGCCCAATCTGGAGCAAGACGAGCACGACAAAAGGATGGCAGCGATGTCGTCGGCGGAAATCAAGCTGCTGGCACAAAGGCTCGCCAAACTGGCCCGATCCAAGGGACTGAGCGAGAGCAGTTCCTCCGAGACCGATACGAGCGCGCTGAGCTCGCCAAAGAGCAAGTAGCACCTCGCCGCAAGGGCGTTGTCTTCGAGGTCGCTCCCGACCCGAACAACGAAAGCCTGACCGCCGCCTGGCGCTCGCTTGATGCTGGCCAGCGCCGCGAGATCAGCGAGCGCGTGGTCCGTGAGATCGTGCCTCGTGTTCTCTCCCAGTTCGACACCGACGGCATCATCGCGGCGCAGGTCGGCAGCTACCTCGACGACACCAACCCATCCTTCACCCTGCTGCTGGACAAGGGTGACGTGGTGGAGGTGGCCAAGACGCTGGGCTTTGTGCTGGCCCAGGACTCCATGATGGTCATCTCGCCCAAGGAGTTCAAGGGCGGGGACAAGGTCAGCGCGCTGTCCATCGAAGTCGGCAACAAGAGCCAGGCCGAAATCGACGGCATCTATCAGAAGCTGCGCGAGATCCGCGTCGGAGAGGACCAGCCTATCGCAGGTCAGTCGTACTCCAACGGGGTGATGACGATCCTCAACTACTCCAGCGTGCCGTCGGCAGAGCTGGCGATTCTTGTTGACCAGAAACTTAACAAAGCCTATAGTATTCTGACCCGTGATGTATTCGCGGCGTTCCCAGAAAAACAGGAGTACGACTATGCCAGTGCGGCCAATGACGGACGAGGAAGCCGAGCGGATCTTCGGAGGCGGGCTCGTGATCTTCGGTCAGAAGCGACCGCAGCCCTCAAGCGAGAACTCAGCGACACCGGAGTCCAGTTCAGCAACCGAGGCGGATCCGATGCAGCCGGCGGTGGACGCGATCGAGGAGTGGGGCCGCAAGACGTTCAAGCGGTAACCCCTTCCTACGGCACCCCTCGAGAGGGCGCCGCTTCCGCGGCCGCCTACCACTACAGCACCCAGCCCCGCACGACCCTCGACAGCGTGATGTATGGCACCGGCCTGCGCGGTGCCGAGATGGCGCGCCTGCAGGGCGCAGATCCGCGCCTGAAGCAGCGCATCTACTTCTACATCGATCGCGGCACTGGCATCAATCCTGAGGCCGGCGTGGGCGGCCAGGCCCACCGCGTCAATCTGCAGAACCTGTACGACGTCGACGAGGACGCGCTGCGTCTGCGCCGCGACAACGAGTCCTTCAACGACTTCGAGTCTGCCGTCATCGACGCTGGCTTCGACGGCTACATGGTGCGCGATGCCGGGCCGTCAGGCAACGCGGTGCTGCTGGGTCGGCACGCCGTCCCCGTCGAGCAGCTCGGCGCTCGCAGTCGCATGGCAGGCGAGCCTGTCGCGCCGGCCCGCGCGCGGGTGCTGAGTGACGCCGAGAAGATCTCCGCCAACAAGATGCTGCCGGCCGGGCAGGTGTCCGGCAAGCGCTGGGCGGAGCTCATCTCTCGCAGCATGCCGGAGGTCTACGAGCGCCTGGCTGGCAGCCCGGTGTGGCAGTCCGACAAGGTCATGTACCGAGGCGAGCTGGCTCGCGAGCTTCGCGCTCAGCCGATGTTCAGCAACCGCCAACTGCCGAAGGTCTCACCGCAGAGCGCGCTGGACGCGGACATCAAGGTTGCG